CGTCTAGTAACGACAGCTTCTGTATAAAAACCATACAGTACACTAAGTCGTGGTCTGTTACGTCCTCATCAAGTAGAAAATCCAAACCTGCATCTTCTGCTGTAAAGTCTGGATGAAACACCATGAGATGTAAATCATGTCCTGCAATAGCAGCCATCTCATTTATACCGTCACACAAACCATCTAGGTATTGCACATCTGGTAGCATTGCGTTTGCCCAAATGACAATCTCATAGTCATGTCGGTCAAATCGCTTGACCTCTTCAATAAGTCCAGCAGTACCAGTGTTAATGCTGAAGGTTACCTTATTGTCGAGCCATGCCTGTTTTGCATAGGGGCATGGTGGTAGTCCGTTTAGCTTTGCATTCGGTACTTCAAGAAAGTCATGTGACCAAGTACGAATGTCTTGTTCGATAGGATGCATTACTTCCCAGTAATCTTTTTATATGCTTCTGGGCTTGCTTTTTTCAATGCACGTAGGCCAGCATTATCAGTAACGCTTCCACCTGTAGCGTACATATGCTCACGCTTGTTTGCCATGCCGCCACGCATCATCTTGGCTTTGTTCTTGCCATTCTTAGGTGCGTCTACCATACCAAAGCTGATAGCAATAGCTGGCACTTTCTTTTTAGCATCACCGCCACGGTTCATTTGATTTAGAGGTTTAGTCTTATCAGCACCCATGCTACGCTTAGACAGTTCACGGTTTGCTGCAGCCCTCATGTCTTTAGTTTGATTTTCATCTTTAGAAATCTTCAGCAGTTCGCTTGCTGTCATATTTTCTAGTTGTGATAAGTCTGCCATAGTACCCTCTACTTATTGAACACGTAAGTCTTGCCACCGATATTACGCAGCTTCTCAGTCTTGCTATTATAGCCACCGCTAAACTTACGCTTTGCACCTGCTGGCAATCCAATCTTACCTGTACCCTGTCCGTCTTTATCACGTGACTTTGTGGTTGCTACTTTCTTTGGCGCAGCTTTCTTTGTACCCGGAGTTGCTGTAGAAGCAAAACCTTTACGTGGGTCACTACCCCGTCTACCTGATGAACCAGCTACAGTGTTACCTTCACTCATGCCTGTGCTACGCTTTGGACGTGGCTTCGGACCAGATGGTGTAGTTTTTCTGGACGGACGTGGCTTTGGACCTGACGGTGTTTTTGCTTCTGCCTTCTTCTCACCTTTGCCAGACAGCAAGGTAGCGGCTGTTAACGCTGCAGTACCAGCTACCACTGCCTTACCTTTGTTTGACAAACCTACAATGCGACCCTTATCTGTTGCCGCTGCTTTTGGCTTACGAGGACCAACAGCTTTGCTTTTTGGTTTAACTGCTGTAGATGGGCGACTAGCAACCGCAGTACTTCTGGATTCTGCACGTGACTTTAATCTACTTGCTTCTGCTCTCTTCTTAGAGGCAACCGATGTATTACGTGGCTTAGTAACCGCAGTGCTTGTGGACTTCTTAGGCAGAGCCTTTGTAGCCTTACTTGTTTTAGATGCCGTGCTTCCACCCTTCAATACCTTACCTGCAAGCTGAACAACACGACCAATAGGAAGCATTGCTGCTGCACCACCTACTACATTTAGATAGGTGTCTCTCTTTTTCTTTGCAAGTTGAGCAGGTGTGATACCCTGCTTTGCTGCGTCCTTTGCCAGACGAGCAGCACGGTCTTTGATTAACTGCTCCCTGCGTTCTTTAGGAGTCATGTCCTTTTTAGCTTTTGCCATAGTCCTTACCACTTCACTTTGTGTGACCAGTACTTTGCTGATAGCTTGCTGGTCGGTTTGCCCTGTGCATTATGCCTAGCATAATACGACTTCTTACGTGCCTTATCCTTCGCTGTGGTAGGATTCTTGCCAGCACCTTTTACGCCCTGTTGACCAAAGCGAATAAATTTATATGTGTCACCTTCTTTTGCCATCACGCAATGTGACTTCGTAGGATGCTTGGGAGTACGCTTCGGCTTATTAACGCCTGACAGCCCCTCTTCCTTCATCTTAGTTTTTACACGTTCTGGCATAGACATTATGTAGGTGTACCTTCGTTAGGGTTCTTGTCAATGCATTCCATAGACCTGTAGCCCATAGGCATTTCCTGTTCAATCCAAAATACAGATAGGTCACCTACCATCTCCTCCATGCGTTCTTCACAACGCTTGGCAGTATCGTAAGGACCACGGTTATCCATTATTGTGAGGCATTGGTCTGGCGCAAGCATATGACACGCCACTATTACTGCATAGAAACTCATTGTTCATTCGGCTCTTTCCATCCCTCTGCCCTCATTGCATCTTCTACATGCTTCAGGGTAAACTTTCTTCCGTAGTGTGCTTCTACCGCATGACGCACGTAAAAGACATCACTGTGAGGGATATGTAAGCGGTCTAATGAGTTGGTACGTATAGCTTCATAGAATGCATCAAGTACATTGTCTGTGTATAGTTTTACTGATTTTCTAGCCATTGTCAAGAACTTTTTTATTTAACACGGATAAATCATATACAAAGGTATCACTTATAGTGTTACATTGTAAGTGTATTTAACAAGAAAATATAATTTATATTTAAGTATTAAAACACTTGTAAGTGTATCACTTATAGTGTCTGTGTTTTGTTGTACTATAATTATACTCGATTTCACATAGAGTGTCAACCCCTTTTCTGTATTTAACATCTTTGAATGTTTAACACTGTGACATTTATGCAACAGTATCATATAAACTGCACAGTTTTTGTGCAACTAGGTGTGTATATGTTTGACAGTTACCCTTGTGGTTAACACTTAATTTTTCTAATCTGTGTATTTCTGTGTATATATAACTATACGTACCGGGGGTGTCTCCTGCCTACCACCTTGAGTTGATTATCTTTTTCTTTGATTCTACTATTGGTTGTAAAAAACGCTGCCGAATCCAGATAAAAACTAATGTTATCAATGTCTTAATAGCTAAATGGTAACTGATACCATATGAATTGCCGACTTATAGAAGTTAGTACAGGCTAACTTTTTAAGATGACGGTAAGAAAGTTAACGGGCTGTGCATCTAATCACCATACCCCAACACTATTAATATACAAATAAAGTGTTCTCGTTTTGTTCTACTCAAATAAAACGAAGCAGGAACGAAGCAGGAACAAACCGTAAACAACCTACCAGCTGGATATGACAATTCAATAAAATCAATAGCTTAGAAAAGGGGGGTTGTTTCTCTTTTCATTTTCGTGTTAGGATAGGGCAAGGCCAACACAAACCGAAAAAACTAGCTACCATGTTTGGCATGGAATACAAGGTTTATAGGTGGATACGTGACCGTCAACCAATAGGGTATGGGGTCTAAGCCTTACTAGGTTTTTCAAACGTAGTGCCAATTGAGGCAGGGTGTTGAAAATCCACAATACCAGCGGCCACTGCTGGGCTGTTAAACCAGCGAAATTGGCAACGGCTTGACAAGCCAAACACTTTGCCCTAGTGTTAAGGGGCGGTTGACGAGACAACCTAAAAAACTGCTAGCCGATGGGCTAACCAAAAACAGAACCTGCTAGGTGCAAATTCACCATAGGGCAGATACGAACACTCACCAAGCCAGACTTTAGGGCGGGCTACGTGGGAAAGTGTGAGGGCGAGAACCGTCCTGAAACCGTGACAGTCACCAAGGCGGCTGTTATATGACAGGATAGGTACGACCAGAAAACCACGGGTGGTCAATGTGAGATGGGCGGAAAATGGAAAAGGCTAGTTTTGTTAGTTGTCTAGCCACTATGACTGTAAGTCGGGATACGCAAGCCATAGAAAATCTACTAATGGAATACAAGTAATGTTTAGTTTTATGACTGATGCCTGACTGTTACCTTGGTGACTTTCGCTGATGAAATACATCTAATCCAGATATGGTGCTTGTATGGTTCTAAACAAAAACAGGGGGGCAATTGCGCTAGGCAATCTGCCAGTTAAGCACTGCCCCCTTGACATTGATGTGATTACAAGGCATTATCTGCCTATACCACCATGACCAAACAGAGGAGAATTTATCATGGCATATGTATCACTAGCATTTAATTTTTGGAAGCAGACAACAGGTCTAACTGAACAGAACTTAAACCCTGACAATCAAAGATATTTCACTAGGGTTGCTACTAAGTTCGAAAAAGAAAAAGGCATCACACTGTCTAAAACAAAGTGTTACCTTGCCAGCCGTCATGCGGCACGTCAAGTGAAAGCTGAGTTTGGCAGTCGTATTATGTCTAATTCAAAGGCTACTTTTGATATGCTTCTAACCGCTATTGACAAAACTCTTGACCGTAAAAACCACGCTATTGACTTGGGTGCGTTTAACGTGCAAGATATTGCTGAACTTGCTAATAAGCCAAGAGGCCGCAAGCGCAAGTCTGCTTGACTATTTGGGTGCAATCTGCTAACGTAGATTGTGCCTTGTAACTACATCAACGGGAGATTGTGATATGACATATAATCTTATCGGGGTTGGCAACAATGCCAAGACAATCAAGGGTGACGGGTCTGAGTATGAGACTGGCATCCAATACATGCGACCATACAAAACCATATGGCGTGGCAAAGTACACAATCTGTGCGCTATGGCTGACAAGGCTGGCTGTGCGGAGGGCTGTCTCAATACGGCTGGACGTGGGCAGATGGGTGTAGTACAGAAGGGGCGTGAGCGTAAAACCATGCTGTATCTGTCTGACCGTATCGGCTACATGGATGCGCTGTACAAGGACTTGACAAAGTTCAGCAAGCGCAATACAAAGAAGGGCGTAAAGCCATGCGTCCGTCTCAATGGTACGTCTGACATTCAATTTGAAAAGACAGGCATCATGGAACAGTTCCCTGAGATACAGTTCTATGATTACACCAAGATTGTCAAGAGGGCATATGCCAAAATGCCAGCTAACTATCATCTTACCTTGTCTTACAGTGAGGCTGACCCTGACTATGCAGAACAGGTATTGACAGCGGTGCGTGAGACTGGTACAAATGCGGCAGTAGTATTCCGTGACAAGCTACCCAAGACATTCAAGGGCTTGCCTGTCATTGACGGTGACAAGGATGACCTGCGCTTCCTTGACCCACAGGGTGTAATTGTCGGGCTGAAGGCTAAAGGTAAGGCCAAGAATGACCGCACTGGTTTTGTAATCGACTGCTAATGGGAGAATTGCACATGGATAATGCACTGGAAAACTTACGCCAAGAGTGTAGGTATAGGGTTAATCCATACATGGAACGGTCAGAACAAAAAGAGTTTGCTGACTATGTAATGGACAGGCAACATGTCTTTGATGACTACATGCAACAGGCATGGGTTGACTTATATCAAAATTTTAGAGAGGATGCAGGATATGACAGCTAATTTTGAATTGATGCCGGAGACACGCAATACTTATGTGGGTACTAATTCACAGGAATATGTGGTGATAAGTAAATCCATAGGTTGCTGGACTTTATATGTGGAAAAGGTAACACCGCTAGGCAAAGGACACTATTCATCACATAATACATGGGATGAGGCGGTGCGTACTGCTGAGACTGTAACACCTTGGACAGTTAACTTTAATTAGAGGGAGAAAGTATTATGACTGGTACATTTGAAAAACTATTGACTGTATTCTGCCTGATATTGGGTAGCATATTGACATATCTATCGGGTGATAGTATTGTATATCACACAGGCTATATGGCACTGGCTGTGTACACGCTAGGTGTGCTGGTAGTCGGGGCAGGTATTCGTGCGGTTCTCAAAGGTTAACCCCATAGCAAAGGCTATGCTTCAAGAGAGACGTAGGAAACAAGTAGTACCTAACAAAAAGAGAAAGGAGAAGCATGACCGCAATACAATCAAACAGAAAGACCGAAAGGCGCAAGACACTGGACATGACACAGAGGCGTAAGCACAAGTGGCATTTCCAAGAGGCATGGATGCACGTTGAGAAAATCAAGGAGCATCTTGACAGCATGACCCAAGCTGACGTTCTGCTAAAGCAGTCAACAGGCAGGGGTAAGTGACAGAACCGCATCTGCTTAATTGGGGATTGTTCTGTTGCGAATTAGCGCAAAGGTATGACCCTGAATAAGGGGATGACTTTGTGTTAGGGCGGAGTATGTTTACGTTCAGTTGATGGCACGTTGCTTCACTGCCCGACTGCTGGATGGGGCGGTTAGTCGAACTGCATAGTCTTGACTTCAAACCTCATCCAGCGTATAGTATAGGGGATGATGCAGGGTTAGGTGAGTCCAGCCATAACCCCCGAAAAATGCGTAATGTAAATGCCCTGCATCTTTTTACACAGGAGATTGTACGATGAGTAACATACACAATGATGAAATCATGGAACGCTTGTATGATGAAGCGTATGAGGAGTTGAGTATAAAGTACGAGTTTGAATTGGTGATGCCTAGAGATGAGTATGCCTTGCATTGTGCGGCAGTAGAACTAGCACAGAAAAGATGGGAGAATGACTATGCGTAGTAAACATAAGCTACAAGTAAAAGCATATGTGATGAAACAAATCACAGAAGTATATGTGATGGACTGCACTGGCATGTCTGTAGATGAGATTGAAGAACAGATGAACAATGCCTATGTTGAGGACTTGCCGCAGTGGGAGTGGCTAACTACAGACACAGACCATCATGAGATTGATATGAAATTGGAGATTGTAAAAAATGACGGTTGATTGGATTGAAAAAGATGTGGGTGACTTGCACATACCAGAGTTTGCACATGGGTTTCTGCTTGCTATATCGTATCAGATATTCGATGATGTGCTAGAGACAGGTGAGTTGGATGACTGGCAACAGGTGGATGACGTACCACTGTATGCCGGAAAGAACTGCCCATACAAGAACTATGACCTGAACTTCTGGTACGGTGAGTATGATGACAAGTGGTATTGCACTGCCTATGAGGTGCAGTACAATGAGGATGGCAGTGCATGGACAAACACAGACGAATACAAGAGGCTGTGGTGATGAGTGAGTATGAAATCATAAAAGACTATGTAGATGACCACTATGCACACTTTGGCTGTTATCCTATGGAAGTGGAGACAGATATGCAGGTCTATACATATGACCAATACTGGTCTATACTAGATGCAGGAGAACAAAGATGAACTGCTGGCACTGTAAACACGAACTGATATGGCAGTGTGACCATGATGTATCACATGAGATGGAGAACTATGCCATGTTGACAGACCTACACTGCCCGAATTGTGGTAGTGATTATGAAGTGTATTTACCAAAGGAGATTGAAGATGAGTAAACTTGACCTTAACAAAGACTACAGCATAGGTGTGTGGAATATGACATTCTATGTGTATGATGATGAAGCTGACGACTATGTGCGTAATGCAGATGGTAGTGTTAAAGAGTTTTATGCACCGCACATAGACTATTCATACATGGCTGATGGCATAGACATAGATGACCTAGAGGAGAATTAAGATGAGTGAGGATACGCCAACAATCTATATAGCAGGTGAGTATTACCCTGCTAAATGGGAGTGGCACGACAATGATGTAGTGTCTCAGTGGGTTCTTGTTGCACTGATAGAGGAGAATGAGGATGAGTGAATCACCAGATGAAAGATTAATCAACGCAGTTGTAGAAGAAATGCAAGATTGCCTTGAGCAGTATTGTATGTGTAACATAAAATATATGCTTGAAGAACTGCTAGAGGATGGCGTGGACAAGAGGCGTGTGCTTGCAGACTTTGTGCGGCATGGGTTGTATCCAGATGCGTAATGTTATAGAATACATATGCAAGCACTGCTTAAACCTGAATCACATACCCAAAGATTGGTGGACACACAGTCTACGTTGCAGGGTATGTGAGAATATTATACAACGAAAGGACATTGCAGATGAGGAGACTGATGACAAAGTTACTGATGAATAAGTATGTGGACATTATACTTGGCACACTGCCTTTGATACTGGTAGCAATGGTTATGTTTGCATTACTGGCTTACATATACAACAACACAATAGGAGTGTTACTATGAACAGATTTCTAATTGACCATCACCCTGATGCTATCGCAAAGCAGCTTTGTGACCAGCACATTGTGAAGATGCCATTGGAAGAAGCACAGATGCTATGCACTAGCCTGTGGCATCACGCCCCTGAATATGCAGAGGCAAACAACTTATACAAACCAGTACATCAGAAGCATCCCTGCACCCTGTGGGCTATGGAATGCCAGATGAACTACGCCTATGCGTTCCGCTTGTATGACGCAATGTTGCGTGAGTACACACATCGCTATGGCAAACAGCATGGGGCAGGTAAGCATTACTATGCGCTAGAGTTTGGGGTATGTAAGATACCTAATACAACTAATTTTGTGACCCCACACCCTCAATGTTTCAGTGGGCTTGACCATCTAAAGACAGATGAGAACTGGCCTATCATGGCATACCGTGCGTTCTATAAGGTTGACAAGTTACGGTTCGCACGTTATAGTAAGGGCAGACCAATGCCACAATGGATGAAAGGAGAAGTAGCATGACAACAAAGACAATCGTAATGGAACTTGAGGGATGGCAGATAAAGCGTATGCTTGACATCGTTAATGCCATCAAGGATTTCAACAGGGCAACAGATGAGAAGTGTGACATAGACTATAGCCTTATCCAAAGACTGGATGGTGCTGACCATTTCATTGCAAACCATATGGTGATGGAACAGGCAAGCTGTGAGCATGGCAATAGAATGTATTGGTCTGATTACAGATGGTCTGAACCAGCAGAGGATGACGAGTAATGGATATAGTAAGCGTAATTATCGGTGCATTTGTAATAGAAATAATACTATATGTACTGTGATAACTAAGTATCACTTAACGGCAAGAAAGGAGAACAACCATGCCATTAGATTTTGTAAACCAACTGATAGACCAAGTGCCAGAGAAGCTAGACTTTGACGTAGCATTTGAACCAACTAAAGTACGAGACAAGAAGTACGTAATCAACGAGAACACAGGTGAATACATCGGTGTCGTGGGTGACAGCTTCAACTGTGCATCACACAAGGATTTCTTTCATGGTGTACAAGACACTATGATTGAGACACTATCGGATGATGAACTGCTGGATGCTAACGTCACATGGAAACGTGCGAGACAGAATGCATGGGCATTGATGGACGTGCAACTGCCTAACACGAAGGCTAGGATTACCACAGATAGACACGAGACTACGGTATCTCAGCGTATCATTGCGCTACATGGTATTGATGGTAGCTGTTCTAACATGGTATTCTTCGGGGCTATTGACTTCTTCTGTACCAATGGTATGATACGTGGAGAGCATGACAAGGTACGCAGAAAGAACACATCCAACTTCAGTATGGATAGGTTTATATCTGACCTACGCAACTCACGTCAGGATTTCTACAAGCAGACTGAACAACTGCAACGCTGGGCAGAAACAAGCCTAGCAACTGTGGATGTCAAGGCTTTCTTGGAGAAGTTAATGAAGTCAGACCGTGCGGCAGAGAAGATGTTTATCTTGTACAATCAAGAGGTTAGCACACGTGGACGTAACAAGTTTGCACTGTACTCAGCCTTCACAAACTACGCAACCTATGCGGATGAACGCAATGGATTTACTATGCGGAATACCGGAAACGATACTGCCGCAGTGACCATGTTCAATCGTGAGAACAAGGTAGCACAGTGGGTGGACAACACAATGTTCAGAGAGTTAGCCGCTTAAACAACTAAGAAAGGAGATGCGCCATGTTGACATTAGATAAAGCAAAGGGTATGCTTGTTGGACTCGCAGTGGGTGATGCACTTGGCGCACCCCTTGAGTTCACAGACCCAAGAGAACCAGAAGATTATATAACCAAATATCATAAGGGCGGTTGGCATGATGTTAGTATAGGAGAATGGACTGACGATACAGCTATGGCATTAGCTATGGCACAAGCATTCATCGACAATGACGGTGAGTTCAATCCTGCTGACATCATGCACAACTGGTCACGCTGGTACAATGCAGGTGAGTTTATACCAAGAGGCAAGTGCTTTGACATTGGTGGTACAACACAACGTGCTATCGATAAGTATAACAAAAACAATACGTTATATAACGGAGTATCACTTGACAGTGAGTCAGGTAACGGTGCGCTGATGAGACTTGCACCTGTTATACTGGTATCAGCTACACCAGAACGAGCAATGGAGTTAGCCGTAGCGCAGACAATCATGACGCATGGTAGTCCTAAGTGCATCGAGTATAGTCGTGTGTTTGCACATGAACTATGGCACGGTGAGCCGTTGTATAGATACAAAGACTATCGCTTACCTGATGACGTAGACAGACGTGACGTTATGTCAGGTGGGTATGTAGTCGAGACATATCAGTGCGCTATGTGGGCATTGAAAACCACAAAGACATTCAAGGATTGTATTGTTGCGGCAGTCAATCGTGGGCATGACAGTGACACATGCGGAGCAGTAGCAGGTATGATAGCTGGTGCATACTATGGATACAAAGCTATTCCGGCTGAGTTCAAGCAGGAACTAGACTGGCATGATGAATTGAAAAATGCAGCAACTAAACTTTTTATGATGAGGAGATAGCATGAAACTACAAAAGCTAGTACACGATTACACAACATCGTTTGATTTCAAACAGTTACGTGACGAAACTAAAGCACAATATAAATACTTTCTGAACGTAATGCTAGAAACAAAAGTGGAAGGAGTGCAACTTTTTTCTTTGGAGTGTGACAAAATTACAACACGTATGGCAAAGACAGCATACAACGAATGGTGTGAGCGTGGATTACATCTTGCTAATCATACTATCTCTGTCACTCGTATCCTGTTTAATCATGGTGTGCGTGAAGAACTGTGCCTAACAAATCCTTTTGCTATCGTGCGTAAGAGAGCCGCTGAGAGGCGTAAGGTTGTCTGGGGTAGGGAAGATGTACAAAAGTTCTTAGACGTAGCCTACAGCGATTTTAGGTGGCGTAACATAGGACTGATTGCACAGATGGCATATGAATGGTGTCAGCGTTTAGGTGATATGCGTATGCTCACATGGGATAGTATCAATCTGGTTGAACAAACAGTACACATTGAGCAGTCAAAGCGTAGGGCAGAAGTATTCTTACCTATCAGTGATGACCTACACGCTATGCTAGTACAACAGCATGAGGACTTCGCCTTTCAAGAGTACGTAGCACCAAGACCGAAGCCTATACGGGGTGAGTATCAACCATACACGTTGCACAAACTACCGTTATATGCACGTGAGATTATGGATGAAGCTGGTCTGCCAAAGGAACTACGATTGTCTGACCTACGTAGAACTGGTACAACAGAAATGGTAGAGGCAGGTGTCGGTATCGGGCAGATAATGTCGGTTACAGGACACGCTAATCCACAGAGTGTACAGCCATACATAAAAAATACACTGACAAGTGCAGATTATGCATTGACACAGCGTAAAAATCATGGTACAAGCATAGCAAGTGCCGCAAAGGAAAGTGATTAATACATGAATAATATATATAACACTATAAGTGATATAGATATACCTAATGGACATACAAAGAGAATGAATTGTCCTAACTGTAATGGGTACAAGACATTCACTGTGACCAATAACATGGGTTCACTTGTATGGAATTGCTACAAGGCTTCTTGTGGTATCAAGGGTGGCACTCGTGTACAGTTGACTACTGATGACATACGTGCTAGTCTACGTGATGTAGAGAAGTTTGCTGATGAAGCATTTGAGTTACCGCCTTACGTGGTTAATTACTCAGATAATACTTTCGCTACTAGGTTCTGCACTACGTGGGGTCTTGACTTTGATGAGCATGGATTGTTATATGATGTCAAGGAAGACCGTGTTGTGTTTCCTGTCCTGCATCAAGGCAAAGTGGTGGATGCCGCAGGACGTTCCGTACTAAAGAGACTTCCCAAGTGGAAGCGGTACGGTAAAAGCACCTTACCATATTGGTTTGGTCATGGTAAGGTTGCTGTAGTTGTTGAGGACTGCGTGAGTGCCGCAGTTGTAGGTGACGATGCTTTTGTTGGTGTTGCTGTGTTGGGAACATCGTTGTCTGATGGACACAAGAGGTATCTCTCGCAGTTCTCTTCAGCTATTATTGCACTAGACCCAGATGCATTACCCAAGACACTGGCTTTCGCAAAGGAGTTGCGTGGTCACGTGAACACAGTAAGAGTGTTGAGGTTGACAGATGACCTCAAGTATCGTAGAGATAGAGATATAGAAAACCTTAGAGAGATAGGAGATGAACTAAATGGAATTATCACTGATTAGAAGTCTTATGAACCGTGAGTTCTATGATGACCATCGTGGCGCACGTTGCCCTGACAGGTTATTCAGTAAGGATGTACGTAAGATTAAGCAAGCCATTGACACTGCCATGCAGAGATATGAGCGTACCGTAACACCAGATGAGATTGAGGCATTGTTTATGTCTAACAATCCCACACTGACTACGGCACAGAAGCAAGCATACTCTGCTCTGTTCCATAACATCAAGAAGGAAGAACCACTTGGCGGTGACATTGCAGGTGAGGTTCTGTCTAAGCTGTTCCAACAGGTTGTTGGTGAGGACATTGCCAATCTTGGTTTTGATTATGTCAACGGTGACAAGTCTAGCCTTGAGCCTCTGCGTAATCTGCTTGAGCAATACAGTGATGACTTCACACCTGACCTTCGTGTTGAGTGGGATGACATCGACATGGACACACTGATGTCTAAGGCAGACCTTGAGGCACGTTGGACATTCAACATCCCTAGCCTGACACGTAAGGTGGAAGGGGTAAATGCTGGTCACCTGATTGAGATTGGTGCTAGACCTAACACAGGTAAGACATCGTTCCATGCCAGCTTGATTGCCAGCCCGTCAGGGTTTGCACATCAGGGTGCTAACTGCATTGTGTTGTGTAACGAAGAAGGATACCATCGTGTAGGTGCAAGATACCTAACTGCTGCAACAGGCATGACCATGAAGGAAATCAAACAGAATCCTAGCAAGGCACGTGACCTGTACCAGCCAGTGAAGGAACGCATCAAGATTAAGGATGCTAC